TCTAATACAAGTCTACGGTCTGTTCTTAGGATCGTTTGACCATCAATCTCACTAGCTTTGAAGTTGAAGAAGAAACCTCTAACTGCATAGTCTGTGATTACATTGGTATTCAATTTACCTGTGGTAGCGTTGTAAGTGCCTTCGGCTTTCTTACGGTAGATAACCACTCTGCCATGCTCTTTAAGCATTTCTCTTAAGGTGTGATCATCAAACATTAGTTATACTCTGGGATATAAGATGCACCCTTATCGTAATCAAACTGGTCCTTCTTGAAGGCAGCTTGTGGGCGATCTGCATCCGCATGAGCAAGAGCAATAGCTTTAAGTGATATACCACCACCAGCTACACCCATACCACGACCGCCAGCCCTTTTACCCAATTCGGTAATCTGTTGTGACAGAAGTGTGTAGTGTTTCAGACGGTCACTATAGAGAGCCTCTAGGGCACCATCTAACTGTGTGTCTACCATCCTTGCATATTTAGCAGCAAGCATCATACAGCCGAAGGATGCAGCCCCGTAGATAGCATTGGCAGTCTGTACTAGAGCAAAGTAAATTTCTTCGTCTTGCAACTGTTGAGAGGTACTATCAGTATCCCCAATAAGAATACGGACGCTATTGAGTCGACCACTCGTAGTAGTAGTTGTTAGATCACTTGGAGTGTAAGTCCACATTCAATAGCGCCCTTCTGTGTTACTCGAAACGATTGCTGTAGGTAATACGCCAGCGTCGAATATATCCGATCTGCTTATCCCTGATCTTAGAGAAACCACACTTCTTTTGAATGTAGTCTTTTTCGGTCTTGGTCTTGGTTTTAACTTTAAGGTTAATCTCATCTACCAGTTGGTGTAGAGCCTCAATCTCAAGGTTAAGCAAACCATCACCAACCATCTTCTCATCACGGGCGGCAGCAAGTTCATCGTCATGGAAAAAGTAATCAGCATTGTACATCGTAACGATACGATCATAGTCTGCATTGAGTTCCCTCCAGTTGAAGATTTGGCCCACCTCCCACATCTTATCAAAAGCTTGAAAAGATTGTTTTACGAAGATGGGCCGATCAATCTGGAAAGGTGGAACAATGTGTCGGGTCATTGTTTATCCTCTCTATTAGGCGACTACAGTAGCAACAAAGGCACCGAGTTCGTTACCCACAACCTTGAAGTCATAGGCCATGTTAACTTCCAGTTCCTTAGCGATACCCTCACGAGCAAGCCAATCACCCTGATACGAGTTAACCACAACACCGAAGCCGGAAGCCTTTTCCAAGTTATCCCAAGTGAAGGTATAACCAGCCGAAGCAACCATCTTACCAGCGGCACCGGGGGTCCAGTAGAACGCGACCGACTTACCACCAACAAAGGACAGGACTTCCGCCAGACCTTCAGCAGCAGTATTCTGCACTGCATCCATAATCAGCATTTCTTTGACACCAAAGATTTCAGCCAATTTAGCATCAGTTACCAGAGCGGTATTCGAGACAGTAGCACCACCATTCAGGCGCGACAGGATCGACGGGTGGTTAACCAGAATGTCACGGACTTCACGGCCCATAACCATTGAGATACCAGTAGGACGGGCAACACCACCAGAGCGCAGCAACATAGTACGAAGGATCGTAGTTACATCACTAATAGGTGTGGAGTTAACATAGTCCGACCATTGACGCACTTGGCTACCAGCAGGTACACCAGCAACACCAGCGAAGTCAGTAGCCCAGACACCGGGTTTGAAGAAGGCGTCAACCCACTGCAATTCTTTGTCGATCTGCATACGCATCAGCAACGATTGGGTAAGAGCGAACTCAATATCCAAAGCAGAATCTTCATTGGCAGCAGTCTCAAAGTCAAGCGATGCACCAAGCGAACGCACTTCAGCAAAGTAGCTATCTTGCGAGAGCGACAGAGACACTTGTGGTGCGCGGGTACGAGGGGCGCGCTTTTGTACTTCACCTACACGGTTAAAGTCAGCACGGTTATAGACGTAGTATTTATCGGATTTCTTCTCGACAGAAACACGAGGGAACACGAGGTCCGATACAAAACCAGCAGTAGATTGCAGATAAGCAATCGTCAGGTTAGTAAGCGGCGTATCAACATGCACCTGAGCAGCGGAAATAAGAGCCATATTTGAATGTCCTTTAGACTATATGAATTACGGTTGCAGAGTGCCAGCGCGGTTGATTTCAACGGTCATGATCTGGTTGATGACAGCAGCTTCCAGAGCGTAACCAACGATCACGTTGCCAAGAGCAGCGGCAACAGCAAGACCAGCGGCATTCGTTGCAACAGGTCCACCACGGGCAATCGCGCCACCAGCTTTGACCATTACACGACCGTCATACGCACCAGTGATAGCTTGATCTACCGCAGTGGATTCAGTCATGGTTGTGGCGTCTGCACGGCCACCAAGGGCAGGGACAAGAACCTTACCGTTTGCAGCAAGTTGGACAAAAGAGAATTGCGGGATAACAGCACCAGCAATGTAAGTACGGGTCGATACATTTTCATAAAAGGCCAATTTAGTATTCCTTATGCCTTGCGGGTTTCTTTGAGAAGGGACTTACCTTCGGTAGTTTTGATAACAGCAGCATATGCCTTCTCAAAAGTCGTATTGTCTGCACTAGCTTTTTCTTTAGCCATAGTGTCAAGTTTTTCTGTGGCAGACAGAAGTTCGGAAGTACCTTTTTCACCAATCTCTTTGAATGACTTCTCAAACATCGAGTCTACAGCGCGCAGGATAGCAAGCAATTCAGCATCATCGCCAATCGACTTTACCAACTTACCGCGTTGTTCCGCAGTACCTTTGACATTGGGGATTACTTCATCAGCACGTTTAGCAAGTGCAGTGAGTTCTTCAGCCTTAGCTACTTCTTCAAGACGCTTAAGGATTGGTGCAGGGATAAGTGATTTTGCAATCTGCTCACCATCTACTTCAATCGTATCAGCGGCCTTAGCTACATCTTCTTTGTCAGCAAGGGCTTTAGTAAGCGTGTCTACCTGAGTTTGAAGGTCAGCTAGTTTCGTGGCATCCTCAGCAGCTTTAGCTACAGCGGTATCCAGTTCTGCTTTAGTGTCAGCCAAAGCTTTCTTAATTTCTTCATCCATATTGGAGTCTCTCTTGAAAAGGGCGATAGTTGCCGATTTATTTGCAGGTGAGTCCACCAAAGATACTTCTTCTAACTCTAGATCAAGCAAGTTGAATTTCATTTGATTTCCTCTCGTTTCGCCCTACCACCGATGGAGAAGGCTTTTAGAACACCAGACTTCACTAATTGCCAAGCGGGTTCATCATGTACTTTCATACCGATAATCCAACCTTCACGATCAGCCTGAATACCAAGGGCTTTGGCTAGTTCTTCAGTCAAGACAAGCGAGTGAATAATCTCAGCTTTCTTTTCCCCGAAGTGCATCACCTTACCCACTCGCACCGCTTCCATAAAGTCGTTAGCAGCTTTGTGCAGAGTATTGCCGTCAATCACGTCACCTTGTGTATCGACTACAGGAATACCCTTTTCTGTAATGACTGAGGCCCAACCATAGACAATCCGTTGTTCATCATCTGTCTTAAGGATTTGGCCTTGTAGAGTTGTCTCTGTCATCTATTTCTTCTTTGCAAATCGTGAGGTAATAAAGGTAACTACAAAACCCACCAGACCTGCCACAACAACTGTGAGAGACTCTACGTCGATAGTGTAGATACTGGATTCCTCTGCAAAGACGCCGATACCCATTCCCGATAGAGAGGCAAAGATAAAGTAGAGGATCATTCGGATAGTGAGAAGGATCATTTGCGCTTTCCTATCAAGGTTAAAAAGAAGTCTATAATGATCTTCCAGAAGCTAGTCTTGGTATCATCTGCCTTACCACTGCCAACTGATGTAGGTGCAGGGATATAGACGTTATGCTTGGAAAGCCTTACAGCCCGATCAATAACACCAATGTCATCATCTTGTTGACCACCAACTTTACCCATAACCCTTATGGTCCAACCGTTCTTGAATGACGGCCAATTCTTAAGGTCTTGCATAAAGGCTAGTCTACGTTTGCAGTAGTCAACGATAACCATTTGGGGGTTTTTAGTCTTGAGGGCAGCAAGGGTCTTTAGTCCTATGACACCATCTTGCTTGACACCTAAGACACGTTGCAACTCTTTAGCTGCACGACTAGGGCCAGAGTTAATTGAGAAGTCTGCCACAGCATAGTCAAGACCAGAGGGGAGGTCACTAAACCTGATAGGTGTCAGATACTGACTTACAAGGATATCTTCAGCCTCAGCTTTAGAGATACCTTTGACCGAGTTCTGTGGTTTACCTTTGAGTTTGTTCCAAGCATTGTAGGTCGCTTGTGTGATGCCCCGGTCAGTTGGTCCACCGGGGTCATCTTTATGATTTGAATAGCCACCTTCAGATAGGCCGGTCCACTCTAGAACAACTTCTTCGTTCTGCTTCATGGCTTACCTTTAGGTACTAGCGGCGTCTTAGCCTTTGGTGGCTTAATAGCAGGATCAACTTTAGTGGGTGAGCCAACAGGAGGTTGCGACTTAGCATCCGCAGTCTGTTGGGCTATCGCCATTTCCGTTTGTTTGGCTTCTTGCTCTTGCAACTTCTTTTCTTCTAGCTTTGCCATGTATTCTTCTGGATCAACCAGTGGCAATTCAGCAGCTTCAAGGAGGGCATTGATAATCTCAGGTTGATCAGACAAAGTAATATCTGCACCATTAAGATTGCGGAGATAAGCACCAAGTTCACGCA